GTTTGACTTGGCCATGGAAAATTGTGGCCGAGCATCATGTCGCAACATCGCAAAGAAGCTCAATGAACTAGGCGTTAAAACGTACTCAGGAAGCACGTGGACAGCGCCTAACGTATCTTATTATCTCAACAATATCAAAGACAAGGAAAACATAAAATGGTAGGAAAAGTCACGCCCGATGACATGATGTCATGCTCAAGGCTTCCAGCATTATTAGGTTTCAGTAAGTTTCGAACGCCTAATGATGAATTGAAGTATTCAATTAATGCACTTAACGGAGAGGCTAATGAGTTTACAGAGCAAGAGCCTATGTTATGGGGAAACCTTACAGAGAAGTTAATATTATCCGAAAGCTGTAAAAGGCTTGGCGTTGATATTGATGATCTAGCCCATGATAAACCATACTTTCATCCTGACATACCATTGGCTACAAGCCTTGATGGCACAGCGTCTGGCAATGGCACAACAATCTACACTGACATTGACAAAGGTATTTATGTCATGGGGCATGATTCAATTAAGCTTGATGGTTATGGTATTTTAGAAGCCAAGCTTACTGCTCAAGAAGTCGAGAATGAGCCAGCGCCATATCGTGGTGTGATCCAGCTTCAAGGTCAAATGGATATTATGAAAGCATCATGGGGCGCTCTTTGTGTGTTATACAAGGGTACAACATTACGCATCTTTTTATATCCCATTAATGAAGATCACATCAACATGATTCACAATGCTGTCGAGGACTTTCAAGAGCGTTTGAATAAGTATAAAACTAATCAAGAGATTGAATGGTATGACTTACAAAACTCTTTTGAAGCCAGTCGTGTGTTTGATCGTGCTGAAAAGAGTACGATTGAGTTACCAGAAGTTGAGATCCAAGCTGAGAAGATCATCACAATTCGTGAGCAAATCGCGGAGTTAGAAGCACAGATTGATCGCTTGCAAATCAACATCATGGAGCATATGAGGGATCACGAAGTATGTAATGCGGGTCGTTACAAAATCTCATGGCCTATGCGTTCTTACAAAGCACAGCCAGCAAAAACTGTGCCAGCTAAAGAAGCGTACGTCATTCGTCAGTCTAAACTTTCAATCAAGGATCGTATATGATTAAAAGATTAACTCATTTTCAGATCCGTAAGAAATGGCGTATTAAGTTACACGCTAAAAGATGCCACGATCACGATCAGTCAGGTGCTAGGTATAGCAGAGATGCTATGGTACTTAACCGAGCCATGGACATGTACAAGATTGATGGTAGGAGAGCAGCATGGTAGATAATGACCAAGATCGTTTTGAAACAGAAGTTATGAATGAATTACAACAACAGGAGAAAAGTATGAAAACTATATCAGCAGCATTTATTAAAGCACAAAAGGAGTTCGCTCCAGCAATTAAGACAGCTACCAATCCACACTTTAGAAGTAAGTATGTAAACTTAGAAGGCTGTATTGAGGCTGTGATTGATGCATTACATAACAATGGCATTGGTCTTATACAAAAGACACATGATTGTGATGATGGTGTCAAGGTAGAAACTGTATTTATCCATGAGTCAGGTGAGACTTTAAGTGGTGGCATCTTACACATACCAGCATCTAAGATAGATCCGCATGGCGTTATGGCATCGCTTACTTACTGTCGTAGAGGTAGTTTAATGGCGGCCTGTGGTATTGCGCCAGAGGATGATGATGGTAATCTAGCTACAGAAAGAGCTGGCAGTGTTGTAAAAAAGCCACAAACTAAGGAATATACCTTCTATATTCCTAATAAAGACCCAATAGAGGTATCGGATGTATTGACATGGCAAGCAAAATTCGATCAAATGTCTGAACAGCTAGTTAATTCTAGCTTAAACCCAGAGGATAAGATATCGAAACTTAAAGCATTAGTAGACGCTAATCAGCCAACACTAAATCGCTTACCCATAACAGTTAAGATGCAATACATAGGCAAACAAGCCACACGCATCAACACAGTGAAAGGACAATCAAATGAAACCAATTAAGACAGACTTCAATGCTTTTGAATGGCGTTATCCACGATCATTTAAAGAGCTTAATGGCTATGAATACGAGGTGACAATGGAGTCACCCAAAGAGAAAAGGCAACGCATATGGAGAGCAACAAAGATCTCCGTAGGCATTGCCTTATCATTGTATGCTTGGCTTATTTATTCATTACGTACATTGTAACTTCGAAGCCAAAGCGCATTTCAGTAGCTGCTGGAGTTGTCCACATGGTGTTAGTCCTTATCTATGACAAGCAAGATTACTTGTTACGCAAATTATGCACTTTTTGCAAGACAAACTAATCAGTAAAACCATGAAAGCTACCTAATGAAGGAGACTTTATGTTAGATATTGCAGCAGTCATGTGTATGAGTTTGACCATGTTCCATGAAGCCAGAGGTGAACCTATCTCTGGCCAAGTGGCAGTGGGGTATGTGCTTTATCGGAGAGCTGACTTTGACCAAAAGAATATATGTTCGGAGACTTTCAAGCCACACCAGTTTGAATGGACTAAAAAGACAAAGCATGTCCCGCCTTATGAAACACTCAAACCATTTATAGAATTATCCCAAAAAATTATCCAACAAAAAATCAAAGACAGTAGCAAGGGAGCTAGTTACTTTCATAATGTTAAGATGGATAATCAATGGGGTATGAAGCCAAGAACCATTATTAACAATCATATATTTTATTAGGAGAATATTATGGATGACGAGTTAGAGCCTAAGAAAGTTAAGAAGCCACTCAAAGGATTGCAAAAGTTATACGAAGATCCAACTGAGGATGATAATGACATCAAAGATTTTAAACACGATCATGGGATAGGCGAACGATACGATGAGTAATATATTTATAGGCATTCCAATGTATGGTGGTGTATGTACAGGAGAGAATGCGATTGGCCACATCAATGCAACAAAGCTATTCTTAGATAGAGGGATAGGTTATAACTGGCAATTTCTTTATAACGAATCCTTAATTACAAGAGCTAGGAATGGATTGGTTAAGATGTTCTATCAAACAGATTGCACTCACTTACTATTCATTGATGCTGACATTAGTTATCATGCAGAAGATATTGTATCTATGATTGATGCAGATAAAGATATTATCTGTGGTGTGTATCCTAAGAAACGTATTGCATGGGAAAAGATTGGCGATGCAGTAGCGCGTGGTATTCAAGGGGAAGATCTAAAGTATGCTACGGGTGATCTTGTTATTAATAAGCTTAACTATATTGATACGCCATTGCATTCAATGACAGAACCTATAGAAATATTTAATGGTGGCACAGGCTTTATGCTTATCAAGCGTAGTGTATTTGATTTACTTAAACCACATTGCCCTACCTATACCAATGACATGCTGCCAGGCCAGCAAGAAATTGTTACAGAATACTTTGCTACATCGATTGAGCCAGACTCAAATAGATTATTATCAGAGGACTATCACTTCTGTAGATTAGCAAGACTGAATGGGATTAAAGTATGGGCTGCACCATGGGCAAAGTTAGGTCATATAGGTAGTTATAAGTTTGAAGGGACATTATGATGACAGGCAAAGAAAAGTTATTAACTTTATTGTGTATGGTGTGTATCTTTATGATGCTATTTGTTAGTGTTGAGGTAAACATTAATCAGATTAAGCCAAGAAGTTTTGCAGACAAGGATCTAAAGTGTATTGATGGCAAACTATTTGAGGAAGTAAAGAAGAATATGTTTGTGTCTAGTCACCTTGAATGCTTTGAGCAAAGGAAATTCTAATGTCTTACCTTGAAGAAGGGAAGAAAGTAGAAGAAGCATTTGCCAAAGAGTATTTAGCCAACGTCACTTGGGCTACTCAAGAACAAGACATGATAGAACATTGGGATGTGCAAGGCATACTTGATTGGATAGGCGATGAAGTATTAAAGTTTGATGTCAAAGGATACAAGAAACTTAACAGGAATGATTCTAGTTTTCAGGATGATATCACTTGGGTAGAAGGAAAGAATGTCCATGGCAAAGATGGATGGATAAAAGGTAAGGCAGATTACATTGTATTTGAACGGCAAAAAACTTGGGTATGTGCAAATCGAGTTGAGCTGTATGATTTAGTCTCAAAAAAATTGTATGAGAATAAATACCGCAAGGGGAAAGATGTATATTGCATTTACCAAAGAGAGAATAGACTTGATGCCATTACTTTAGTTCCATTTAAAGACATTATAGATTTAGAATCTACATGGAACTTACCTAAGTGATTGATATGTATATAGAACCTACACAATCGCTCTATAACGCACGATCTCTAGGTAGGTGATACCTTAGCCTACCTAGTTTTAGTGTAAAGCTTGAGGTTTAGGGGAAATGTACAACATTTGCATGTATTCAGCATTGATCTCTATGTAATCATCCTCGTTTTCATTGAAAAAAATTCTAATGATTGCGAGAGGTTCTTCTTCAATGATTTCAATATCCCAAATCTTACGACCAATAAGTTTGTCTAGGATATCTAGTTGTTCTGAGGTAGGGTTTTCCACTAAACAATTTTACCATTCCATTTACCATTTGTGTTAAGAACCATTGGCATTAGTTTGGGTTGTCCATTCAGTATCATTCCACATCCAACAATGAATCGAGTCTTGAAGTTCTTAGCATAGTTAAATGCCATGGACTTCTGATTGATAAGAGATCCGACTTGCATACCCCATACTAATGCATCAGGATTGCTATAGTAACCGATACTAAACTTGGTATGGTAATGGCCTTGCACTGTATTCATTCCGTATTGCATAGCTACCTTGAGTACATCAGCAGATAATCCATGGGTAAAGAAGCAGCGTGATCCATCTGATAAGTTAATGGTAATATCTTCTTCCCATTCCCAGCCTTTACCAACGCCTAAGAAATCATTGTAATGTTTAAGGTAACCTTTAGGTACACCATGCTTTAATGCACGTCTGTATAACATGGATGAGTGATTGCTATGCACAATCTTCATCTTAGGGAATATCTTTTCTAGTGTTTGAATGTATGCAATAGACGCTGCCAACTCATGGCCAGCAGAGAATAGATCTGGATCGCTATCATGCATAGACATCGCATGCATATCAAGCTCGTCACCAATATTAATAACGAGATCGGGTTTGTATTTTGTCTTGAGCGCTTTAAGAAAGTTGAATGCATCTGGGTGGTGATAAGGTATATGGAGATCACTGATTACTAATACGGACTTGTATGCTTGTGCCATTACAGCTCCTATAAATTAGGTATCTGAAAGATAGCACAGTTAGTTTGTTAAATCAATAGCCTGACTTAAACATCTTAGCTTCTGCTTCACGTCTTAGTTGAAGTCCTTTAAGCACACGACCACCAGCACGACAATACTTTAGGAGCGATTCAATAGCCGCTTCTTTATCGCCACGAAGCAACGCTTGACGGAGTGTTGATCTTTGAAATGTACCCAAGCCAAGATTGAAGGCAAAAGAAACCAAGCAATCGAATTCACATTGTCTAAGGCGCACGTTAGGTAGCATCTTAGATACTCCCAACTCGAAACGATTGAGGTCTGATTTAAGAAGTCCATCTATTTCTTCTTGCGTAAAAGTTCTGTTCCAAGAATCAGGCAAATGTTTGCCATCGCCGATAAGGTGACCAACACCCACAGTATACAGGTTTGCAGCACAACGATAGGGCCGACTACGCACACCTTCAAAATGTTTAATAAGTTCGATACCACGCTTAGATACTTTCACGTTTCTTTTCCCATGTGCGAGAGCCAAAGTAGAATCCAATGATAGAAGCTACAATGCTCATCTCATCGCTAGAGAATATAGCATCCATAGATTCTGGTGTGAATCCACCAGTAGATTTAACTGCCCATATGAAGCCAGCTACATCAACGAATACAAGTAAGCCTACAAAAGTAAATGCAACGAATGGTCTGACACAAGCATTAAGAGTCTTGACCCATTGTGATGCACCTTCTACAAGCTTAGTGTCATGTGCATATAATGCTTCACGTTCTTGAGCGTACGTTTCTGCGTACGTTCCTTCTAATTCAATAGCAGCAATCTTCTCTTGAGATACAAAACCTTTCTCTGCCATACGCATAGCTTGTTCGTTCTGTAACTTAGCCATCTCACGTTCATGTGCTTGGTCACCTTTTTGCTGAAAAAATCCTAATAAACTCGGGAGTCCACTAGTGGCAAACCCTAAAATTCCGCTGATGATGCTAAACATTCCTAAAATTCCTCTCTATTAAATTTGTATAAATCACAGATGATATTAACATATTTGTTAAACTTCTTTTCATGTGCATCAAAGTCATTGTGTCCATGATACCAAAGCATACAATGGATCATCTCATGCATGAGTGTTTCAGATATCTTTAAGTATGTATCATTAGAGATATCTATTTGTATTCTAGTAGGCTCTGTAAGAAAGTATCCAAGCACCTCACCTTTAGTATTGATGATACTGAAGTTTACCTTGTGCGGTGCTGGCATCTTGTAGCCATTGAACGGAGGAAGCCCAACAAAACAAGCATACATCTTACGCAAGTTTTGTTTGGTAAGTAGCTTCATTACTTGGCCAATGGATTGATCGTTGATTTGCGTAATGCTTTCATCTCCTCACGCACTGCGCTAAGAGATACATCAATCTCTCTTTGTGATCCTTTAATGATGGCTGCTGTTTCTTTAGATGTAGCAAAAGCTTCTGATGCTTTCTCATACGCTCTGTTGTTAGACATAGCTAATTCAATCATACGATTGTCAGCAGCTTTAACTCTATCTTCTACTAATGTAATGCGTGTTTCAACATTACTCATTTTCTTTACTTCTTCAATTGTCGAAGTCAAATCGTTGAATAGGGTTATCCCGTAGTAGACTGCTCCACTGGTAGGAACTAGCACTGATAAGATTATCCCCAAGATCATCTGCGAGGATAAGTTTAAGGTATACTTCTTGTTCTCTTGCGTAGTCATTCTCTTGCTCCATGTTGATTGCTTCTATGATCTGTTGATTCTGTATCGTGTATGCTTGTGTTAGCATTTGCATACTCATAACAATCCCAAACCCAGGCACGAGTTCCTTTGATTTCGGAAGCTCTTGTTTTGGGTCTAGCTTCGCTTCTGTACTTGCGGTTGTTCTCGATGCGGGCTGTGATTCTTGTCTGCTTTCTGTCTTGACTTCCGTCTTGGTTTCTTGACGCACCGAAGTAGTCACCTCTGGCATCTGAGTCTGCGCAAAATCCATTGGCACAATTACAGGTTCTATTGGTATGACTGGTGCATTGATGGGATTCAATGGGCTTGTCACACTGAGTGGACTTGTCGGACTGATTGGATTCGTTGGATTGTCCATCGACTTGACACAACTGTTGGTAACTTGAATCCAAGAACCAAACGCTGGAGTCGAGTATGGATCTGAGCATGTCGAAGTTCTTTGCTCTAGTATTGATCCAGTGTATCCAGCTTCGCATGCTAGTGTCCTTTGTTCTGTAGTTTCAAAACAAGTTGGCGGATCTTGTGTGCAATTATCTGACGTAGTTGTCCAAGAAGTCCAAGTGCTTGAGCTGCAAGCATAGGAACGACTCTGATTAACCACGCCACTATAGTGTGGTAGAGGGCAACTAAGCGATTGATACTCCACTGTATCTGTGCAGACTGGCTGAATGTATGGAGCGCAGATAGGATCATCTGGCCTATACGGACACCATGCTGTAGCAAGCGCTGTAGCATCGTCAATGCCATGGCACTGTAAGTTACTAACCCAGCCTTGAGTTGTTGGAACATATGTGCAATACCATGCATAGAGTGGGTTACTCCACAGGAGTATTAGGAATAAGAGGGAGCGTATAGGTAGGACCATATAGTTTCTCAAATCGTTTTGGATCTCTCTCATGCCATGCACGTTTAGCTGTGTAACCTAGTGAACCACCAATAGGGCAAGGTGAGCCAGACATTTCCATAGCTTCCCACACACGATTGTCTTGACACAATACTGATACTGCTGCTACCTTTAAACCTAAGTCGTTAAGTGTCTTAGCTAATTTGATACGCTCACAGTTTTCATCTGTGATAGTAGCACCACCACTGATAGAGAACATGCCTGTGTTAGCACCACCAGATACACCAGACTTACACATGTCATTAGAGAAGCCAGACATGGATGGGGCCATAGCACTAGGCACTGGCATCCCTTTGTTGTTGATCGTTGTTGTATCAGCATGAGCATAACTTTGACTAAGCAAGAATACAATAACGAAGCCAGCTGTAGCAAGAAGGATCTGCTCTAAGCGTTTAAGTCTAGCATTGATTTGCTCATAACGAATAGCACATACTTCCTCGTGTGTGCTTAGCCTTGATTCTACGTCATGCTTAACCATGTTATTCCTCTGCTGGTAAAGGTGTGTTGCCTTCGCTTACCCATTTTAGGTAGGCTTGGTAGTCTGTGTTAGCTGGGTCAAATGGGATAGATGCTCCATCTGATAGTTTAGTAACACAAGGTGCTAATTCGTTATTAAATCCTTTAAGAAGTTTATACATATTATAGTTCCGCACTAAAAGTAAAAGAGTTTTGATTATTTGCAGTAACGCTTATAGTGTTATATCTTCCAGTAGTTAAACCACTAAATCCACCTATAGAATATAAATAAATAGAATATTCGGAGCAATAATTAGTTCCAGTGCTTAATGACGATTGTGTTACATTATCTGGACCTCCTTGCATATTGAACACTCCAGTCTGACCTACTGTAGGTACAGCTCTCATTGTAGCTTGTAAAGATCCCCATGCAGATACAGCAGTTGATGAAATAGTGTAACTAATTAATTGAGCTTGAACTTGATAATATCTTTGACACATTGCAAACTCTTGACCATACATTCTGCGTTCAAATGGTGTTGCTGTTGAGCCTACTTCTAGTTGGACACCTGTGATGTAGAAGGTAGCTCCGTTAGTGGATACTATATTATTTGACCCTGTAACTTGATAAACTGTTCCGCCCCCATTCCAAGCATTACCAGCACCTACATATGCAGAACCTTGACCTAAGTTAAATGCAACTCTTAATCCTGTTCCATTAGTTGTAAGCCATGTTCCTGTTGTTGAACCAGCAATTGTAATTGAAATTTGTTGCCAAGTATTAGCAGTTGAAATTGTATATCCAAATGGGTATACTTGAGTTCCAGCACTATTAACTAAAAATCCACTAAAAGTTCCAGTTAATGAACTTCTAGCCCAAAAAGATAAAGTAATAGTTCTTGCATTTGCTGTTCCCCATGCTAAATCAGCTATATTATAACCTTCTATATATTGTTGTATTTGAAAAGAATCTGTTGATGTTAAAGTATAAGCAGAAGAAGAGGTAACACCTAAGTAATTAGAAAACCCTACTGGAGGTGTAACAGAACCAGCGTTTTGTTGTGCAGTAAATTTAGATGTTTGTGAATATACTACTTGCCATCTATCTACTGTATATACATATGAACCACTAGATGTTGCAACACTAGCACCAGCATTTCTCTGGTCAATCCTCATGTCACCATTGATGATGCGGTTCTTTAATCCAAAGGGAGATGCAGCAGCTCCTTGTAGAGATGCGTCATTGAACGTGACTCCGTTTGAGCCATCAAGTGTCATTGCCATTATGCTGCTCCTTGTAGTGCTTGTAGTTTAGTAGCAATGTCTGCTAGTTGTGCTTGTAGTTGCTCTACTGTAGGTTGTGGTTGTGCTATTTCTACAGGAACTACCCATGTTACAGGAGCATCTTCATGTTCTGTAACTTCACCAGTAATTACATTTAATTCTTTTCTCATATTAATTCCTATTCATACAATATGTTAATTGAGCCAGCATCAAATGCGTCTGTGCCGTTTACGGTGGTAATTCGGACTCGATCTAAAGTAGCTGAAAGTGTTTTATCACCAGCGCAAGAAGTAACGTTTGTAGAAAGCAATCTACCCGCCTGAGAAAGAACCCAATTATTTCCTGTAATGTTAATAATTGTTGCTATTCCTTGAGTTGCATAACTTGCACTATCTTGCCATATTAAAAACCCACTTGTTGAGCTTGTACCAGCAGAGCCACCTGAGCTATCATCAGTAACTGTAGTGCTTATATAGCCAGTTGTTTCAATTCCCCCTGAATCACCTAATTGAATTAGCAAAGAACTACTTCCGTTTGTACTTAAACCTGAATAAACAATGGAAATCCGCTTTACCCAGCTAGGAATACCAGTAAAGTCAACAGAAGTTCCACTAGCTGATACTGCTGTGCCTGCTGTTAATACACCTACACCTGTTGGAGTGCCACTAATGACTGGGCTTGTTAATGTTTTATTTGTAAGTGTTTGAGTAGCGCTGTCTGTTACTATAGTCCCTGTATTATTTGGTAACGTGATAGTTTGTGTAGCACCATCAGTAGCTTGTATTGTTGTAGCACCAGATGTAGCTCCAGCTAAAATTAATGGCATGATACATGCTCCTTCTTATAATTGTCTACTGCTTGAATTGCTAATTCTTTAGTCATAAATCTTCCTAAAAATATACGTTTATTATCTAGTGTTGTTCTAGCAATAAATGGTCTTGTTCCTTTGCATTTATCAAAATGATACCTTTTTGCCATGTTGATAGAAACAGACTTATTGCAGTTTGGGCAAGTAGTTTTTGTGTATACATAACCAATCATAGCTTTACGTCTTTTTTCTACAGACTCTAGTGTTTGTTTTTTACCAATCTTCTTTTGCTTCATAGACTCAATAGACTCTATGGATTGTGTTTTCCCTAGCATGCCATGTGGTTTATCTTTCATGTATTCAGATAATTTAAATACATTAGACTTTTGTTCTTCTGTATATTTAATACCTTTATTCCAAGAAGGCTTACCTTTTCTTGCAACACTTTGCTTTTGTTTCCATTCTTCTGACCTAGTAAATTTCATGCCTAAAGCACTTGGTGGCATACCTCCACCTTTAACAATGTTCCAGCCTATCTTATTTTCAGCTCTTAACTTAGCTTCAATCATTAAGCAATATGTTTCTTCAGCCACTAATACAACTTCTTTAACTAAACTATCCCATCCATATTTCTTAATAGCATGTAACAAGTGAGCATTGTTTGTGCGCTTAGCATGGTCATTCCATCTTTTCTTCAAGTCTTTTGACACACCTATATATCCTTGTGAGAACATATCAGTATGTTCTGGATGATGTATCCAGTAGACTGAACTCATAGTGATGCTCCTTTTAATTCTTCTACAGTAGTCATTGTGTCTACTTGATTAGTAATATCACGAAGTCTTTGTTTCTCTGCAACAATAGCAGATGTGTCTGCATTAGATTCTAAAGCACGTTGGAATGCTACATCTTGTGCTTCTAATAATGACTTACGCTCTTGACGTAATCTATCCTTAGTGATATCTTTAGCTTTGTTTATATCAACAATTATTCCCATGTCCATGCATCCCTAAAAGTTCTGTCTGTTGGTATTTCAGATACGTCTACAATGTTATATGCTTTGCCAGCTGGAACATCTTTAGCAGCAATTTCTTCAATAGTTAAACCACAATCTGCTGGAACTATAATGCTAATTCCACCTTCGTCATTTTGATATACAATTCTTTTGTTCATAATTTTTCCTTTTAACGAAATACTGCACAACATATAAAAGCTTGATCATATCTAGTTGCACTTAAATTTACAGTTTCTATTGGCAATGCACTTGTTGTTGCTGTATTTACCATTCTTGCTATAATTCCTGTTCCACTTCCTGATGCAGATTCATTACAAGTTAATACAGCAGAATAGTTTGCATCAGGCATAGCAGTAGTAAAGTTAATTGTATAAATACCAGTTCCATTATCAGTAATACTTGTTACATTACCACTAGCTCTAATTGCTACTGTGCCAGTTCCGTTAAAGTTTACCCAAGCTCTACATCCGTATGCAACTGCTGCTGATCCATAGCCAGAGTTAAAAGATAAGTTGCCAGAATAAGATCCAGTGCCAGTTACTGTTGTTCCACTAGATGTAAGTGCTAATACTGTAGAGCCAGCAGACTGTATGTTTAATGTGCCAGAACTATCAGCGCTTGTTGATAATCCGCCAGCCCCACTCGTAATTGCATTTATAATATTTGCCATTTATTTTCCTTTATAGTACAAGCCATCTCTGGCCAGATCCTACAGTAACTGTTGCGCCAGAAGCGACTGTGATTGGGCCAACTGATAATCCATTGGTGCTTGTTGTTAATGTGTAGTTAGCGCTAATTGTTAATGTGTTCTCATAGATCGCACCACCAGCAGATGCGCCTCCACCGATAGATCCCCATGCTGTGCCATTGTATCCTTCAAAGCCTGGCGTAGAACTATTGTATCGAATGTATCCAGCTTGAGGAGATGCATCTCGTTGTCCTGTTGTGCCAGCTGGTAACTGAGCAGATCCTGTAGTTGTTGTGTATCCAACAGCTAGTAAGTTAGATCTTGATGTAGCTACGTTAGCTACGTCAGATAAATTATTAGCGACAGCTAAGTATGATGCACCAGATACATAAGCAGCTACCCATGCTGATCCAGTGTATAAACGCATTTCTGGAACAACTGTATTGTAGTATAAAGATCCAGCAAGTAGCGCATTGCCATCATTGTCTACTGTTGGATTAGATGATTTAGCACCTAGATATCTATCATCAAATGAATCATATGCAGCTAGTGTTGCATCACGTGCTGACTCTGCTGCTGTCTGTGCTGATGATGCAGCGTTGGCACTATTAGAAGCATTGTTAGCTGAATTGGATGCACCACTTGCAGATAATGCAGCTGCATTGGCTGAATTGCTTGAATTGTTTGCAAAGTTACTTGAATTGCTTGACGCATTGCTTGAATTATTAGCTGCTGTGTTTGCAGTTGTTGATGAAGCTGCCGCAGCATTAGCACTATTGGATGCATTATTAGCATGATTACTTGCGTTACTTGCAAATCCACTAGAACTAGTTGCACTATTACTTGCGTTATTCGCAAAATTAGATGCATTATTTGCATGATTGCTAGAAGCATTAGCACTATTAGACGCATTATTTGCAAAGTTAGATGAGTTATTAGCGCTATTAGATGCTGCACTTGCATTAGCTGCTACGTTAGCTTGAGCATTGGAAGCTGTGTTAGCTGAGTTAGATGCGTTGTTAGCAAAGTTAGATGCATTGTTAGAGCTATTACTTGCAGCATTGGCTGAGTTGCTTGCGTTATTAGCAAAGTTGCTAGAGTTGTTTGCTGAATTAGATGAGTTAGATGCAGCATTAGTAGAAGCTGATGCGTCTACAATAAGTCCCCATTTAGCTGAGTCTGTATTTGTTGTTATTGGTTGGCTACCACTTGATGTATGTGCTGTTAAGCAAATATAGATATTATTGGTAGTTGTATCTTTAACGAGATCTCGTTTGTTATAAGATGTAGCAGCTGCCCAGTTACCACGATAGTCACCAATTTGCTCACCCACAACAGGATTACCATCAGCATCGAATGCAAGCGTCTTATTAGCACGCACAGTATTCAATGGCAATGTCATGTTAATAGTCGTAGGATCTGTTACAGGAGCTTTTAATGAACGCTCTGCTGTTTCAGCTACTTGTTGAACAAAGATTACTTCTGAGTCTAATTCTGTATTAAGTGTATTGGCAAAGAAGTCACCACCCGTTACGAAGTCTGTTGAACGCTCAATAGCTCTTGCACCTACAATAGTGATACGATCAGCACCAGTAGCAGCTACTACTAATGTAACTGATCCTTGACCAGTAGTTCCGCTAATGGTTACAGTGTAATCTGTTGTTAATGTAAGAAGTGTGCTATTCTTGTATACTGCGATATCTGTATTTACAATGACAGGAAACGAAAAGGCATAAGGGCCTACACCCGCAGATCCTGTGTATACGATTCGTCTTGCTACGCTTGTTATTGGATAGTCAGCCATGTTTTATTTACCTTGTATAAATACCAGTTTCTCTTTGAATTTCTTTCATATCTTCTAAAGCTATTTGTAAGTCTACATCTTCTTGAACAAGTCTGTCCCATGCTAGTCCATATGTATCAGATATCTCTTTTTGAATAGCTTTTTGAGCCACAGACATATCCATACCTTTAATGCGCTTATAAAGTTCTCCCAATTTTACTACTCTTTTCTCTAAAGCACCATCATTTGTTGCAATTTCTATCCATCTATTGTACTGTTCACCCGATAACATAACGCCATCTTTAGATTTTTGTGGGATATATGCTGGCACACCATATTCTACTAAGGTTAGATATCCTTCTATATTAGTACCATCTGATCTTTTGAATGGATTGAAGGTTTCATAGAAGTTTCCTTTGCCAACTTTCTTAGTTTCTCCAGTTAATGGATCTAAAGCTGGTGGTAAACTATCACTTAACAATGGATTGCGTGATTTATATTGTGCTAATGTTTGCCAGTATCCATCATAGAATGCATTAGCATCTGATCTTAATGATGTTTCTTCTCTCATTAAGTTAGATTTTTCTGGATTACTATATCTTTCATAGGTAGCAGATAGGCTTGAGTATGCTCCAGCTGGAGATCCTCCTATGCCAAACTCTACAGCTTTCTTGGTAACCTTAGATGCAATAGCATAGAACTTGCCTGGCGCTGATTGAGCATCGCTAGAGAACATATCATGTATATCCCCAATACCTTGAAGCATATCTAAATTAGACATGTAATCATAAAGACCAACTGCACCATTCAGTGCTAATTTATCTAACCCTTCTTCTTCTGGATCTGTCATTGAATATTCAGCAGATGTAGCTGACATACCAAGTAAAGATGCTAATGGGCCTAATGATTCGTAAGAAATATAGATCTTATCTGCGCCTACATTTACATTAGTAATATCAGAAAATTTATCAACTAACTCCTGGTCTACGTCAGCTTTATTAAATACCAAAGAAAATGGTTGCCATCCTGTTCCTTTAAGCGCTTCTAAATCTTTGCGCCTTACTGGACCAGCACCAGTGAGATTACCACCTAATGTATATTGATACATACTATACATGGCTGCACCACCTAATGTTACTTTAGCTAATGCTTTATCACCCTCAATGCCACCTTTTTGAATAGCTGTGCTAATAGCTGATGGAATACCTAATGGGCTACGAGATAATGTTTCTTTAATAATATTTGCTGGAGTTCGTACGAACGGAAAGAATAGTTTTCCATATGGGAATCCCTTAAATTCAGTATTAATTGCTTTATTAGCTAATCTGAGTGAGCCTTCTAATTCAGCAGTAAATGTCATAGTACGTGCTTCTTTAGTTGCAAGTTCATGCATTTCATCTGTAGGATTTTCTAATAATGAAGCATGATAATTTGTTACTTGTTTACGAGCCACATCTGGATCAATATTTGCTGCTATTAATTCGTTATACTTTTTATTAGCATCTCGTCTTGCTAAGGCAGCCAACTCTCCACGATAACCGATGGCTTTAAAAAACTCATCTTCTGCCATCAATGCTCGACCTGGTAATGTAATAAAGTTGCCATAGTATTTAACACCATCTGACATAGCTTTACCAAATGTACTATCACCAAAGTTAAGATTAAAATCATCTCTACCAGCAGTTCTCATCTCAAGTTTAGTAAGAGGATCTGATGGAGTATTAGTTTTAAATGCTTTAGCTCCAAGTCTAAATGCATCTGATAAAGACATAGACATAGCTGATGCTTTATCCATAACTTCATTCATTTGAATATAATCTTTATTGCCAGTAAGAACAGATCTGCCTTTGCCTAATACTGATGCCACAAAGTTTTCTGGAACTTGCCACATACCAAACAATGAGTTACCAGCAATATTCTTTGCGTGAGTCACTGGAGATGATAACAAACCATTTATCCATGTTGCGTACCATACATCTTTAGCGCTACTGAATAATGTTTTTTCTGCCAATGCAGCTCTATCAAGTCTTGAATTAAGAGCAATATAATGCTTACCAATGTCATCAATATTATCTAAGCCACCTGAGCCATTAAGAATACTATCTAACATTAATGCTCTTTCTGGGCTTGTGCCAGATGCTTTATACGCTTCTCTTAATACACCAAGAGACCTAGCAATGTCCCTACGTTTGCCAGTAACAGAACCCATAAAGTTGCCTTCGAGGTTAAGTCCTAATGCAAACTTAGCTGCCAAATCTTTAGTCTCAATGCTTTCTGGGTCTTTAGCTTTAGCTTCTAAATAGTTTCTATATAAAGAAATATTCTTATCTTGAATGCTTCGAGCTATATATGGTAACTTTGCAATCTCATTAGGATCAGCAATAGTTTGTCCATTAGCATCTAGCATACGAGCCAAGAACTTTTCATCGTAAATAGGCTCTACAGATACTGCAAGTTGTTCAGCATTTGGTTGTGATGCCACCCATTTATCTGCTAACTCTTTAGTTTCAAATTCTTTAACTGTTACGCCATTTTCAGTAATAAATGCTTTAGGTGTAGTATTGCGCTCTACAATTTCTTTATATGATAATTTTTTATACTTACCTAATTCATATGCATTAGTAACAGCTTGACCAAGATTATTAAAGTCTAATGGTGCTGTGGGGTCAAACAACATTTTATCAATCTCACCTGATGCTGATGGGACTTCCATTTGTTGCATAACTTTTTGTGTTGTTTTCTTTGGAGCTTCTGGAATGATTGTAAATTGACCAGCCTTTTCTATTGTTTTGCCTTCTTTAACAATTGGCATAGCTAAATCAGACACAGCATCTTTAGGTGTTTTAGTAGTAATCTTTTTAAGAACCTTAACACCAATGTCTCTTAGACCAGCTGTATCTATTTTTTCTCCAGTAAATACTGGATCTGTTTGTTCTGGCAATGGTGTTGTTTCATCAGATATTAAATCGCCTTGTGTTGTATAAGGAACAGATTGTTCTAATGTAGCAGTAGTGGTTTCATTAGGATCAATAGTCTTTGTAACTTGATCTAATTCTTGAGTCACATTATCAAGTGCATTTAATCTTTGATCTAATGGTCTATTGTCAATTGTCATTTAGTAGCCTTTTTGATTTGCTTAATACCTTTAACTACACCTTTTGTAGCAAGTGTTGCTAGACCAGATGGAGCTATAATCTCGCCAACTGATTCAGCAGCTGTTGCTTTTGTTTGTAATTGTGGAACTAACTCATTTATAAACGCTTTAACATCTTCAGTAGTAGGCAATCCAGTAGATGATTCTAACCCGCGTGTAAATTCCTCAAGCTTGCTTTTGCCTTCTGGAGTAGTAGCAGCATAATAAGCACCTTTAAGAATAGATATAAGATCTCCAGGTGTGCCTATTGCACCTTCTATAGCACCTTTGCCTAATGCATATAAAGACTCTGCTGGTCTTTGTTCAATGTCAGATACAACTGCACTAACACCTTCTGTAACCAATGGAGCAACTATGCCAGGAGATGGCAATCCTTTTGGTCTTACAATAACTTCTTCTTCTGGCACATATGCATTAAGTTTATAATCTTCAAATCTTTGATCTAGGTTCATTAATTTACCCCAGCATTATTCTTTTGGAATGTTTTAAATGCTTCAATATCAAGCAATGCAGCCTTCATTTTCTTACGCTCTTTGTCATCTTTAATTATATCTTTATATTTTTTATCTACATCTTTAGCTTTATAAGCATCTTCTGAATATGGTATATTATATTTAGAAGTAATAGATTTTAACTCAGCTTTAGCTTCTGTATATTTTTCAGTTGAATCTGCTTTAAGCACAGCATTAATACTTTTTTCCGCTTCTTCATTGACATTAAATGGCAAACCTTTAATTCGAGCATCATCTTGTTTTTTTCTTAAATCTCTATTGGCCTTGGCAGCTTGAGCTATTTTCTCAGGTTTAAGCATTAAACTATCCAAGCTTACTTCGTCTAATCTACCAATGATAACTTTATTAGCTTCTTTATCATCTCCAGTACGACTGTAATATTTTTCTTGAAGCTTCTGTGCGTCTGCAAATGTAATAGTTCTTCCAGCCGCGGCTCTAATATCAGCAATACTAAGTGTATCAGTTTCAACTTTGTCTAGCATATTGCTATACATTCTTTCTTTTGCTGGAGTGCTTTGTGTACCGCCAATTACTTCTTCATATTCTTTTGGGCTAATATTAATGCCATTAGCTTTAGTTTGTTGAATATATTGTTCTGGACCAATCTTGCCATTATAATATTGGCTTTGCAAATCTCTATATACATCTTCTTTTAGCTTATTGTTTAACTTTTCATTTGCTTCAACAAGCGCATATTGTTTGACTGACTTTTCAGTCTTACGTTTAACCACTTCCATCCATTCATCTTCTGGAACATATTTGCGTAAATATTGAGTATAATCTCCAGCTTGACCTTCTGAAATCTTAATAGCTGCTTCACCAGCAGTTCCAGCAAATGTTCTATCTTTTAATGCATAATCACCAATGCGATCCATAATTGCATTCTTAATAACATTATCCATTTGTTTTGTGTATTCTGGTATCTTGGCTGGATCTATATTCATCATCATTTCTTTGATAGTCTTTTTATCAAGAGATAATGCTAAATCAAATTCTTCAAATATTGGATATGCTTCTAATAGAGTTGGGATATTGATTTTGAGAGTTTTTAACTGCTCATCTACTTTGACAATATTCTCTGCTTTAACAAGACCTTCCACTCTATCCAAAGCAGATTTATAAACAGCATGGCCTAGTACAGTAACAGATTGTCTATATTTTAATGATTCTTCTGGGCCAACTTGAGCTAATACTTTGGAATGTCCATTAATAATAGCATCTAAATTAGATCTAATATTAACCATATCTAACTGAGAAATATCTGTTGTATTAATGCCAGCTATCATTCTACTAAACTCATCACGAGCTTGACCTTCAAGATCTGTTCTTAATGCAGATGCTTGCGCTGCTCTTGCTGCTTCACCAAAAACTGTATAATCTTCTGAGAAGATGTCTCTAATATCTTTACCTTCTGCTTGAGCCTCTGAAATCTGTGCTAATGTAGGTGGGTTAGCCACGCCATATTCTAAACCAGCTTTCTTAGCTTTTTCTGATTGTGCTTTAAATGCAAACTCAGAAATCCTATTTAATCCAGCTTCTGTTGATTTTGATAACCTTATTGACTCTTTAAGATTAGCAAAATCAAATGGCTGAGTATTTTCAAGCTGAATATTTTGTCTTTGGTATCTTGGGTTATCTGCCATAATTACGCCTTAGTTTTATATACCTTACTTACTTCATATGCTCCAGTTGCAATTTTGGTAGCAGCATCTAATACTCCACCACGTGTTGCTATGTCTGCTGAACTTCCATAAATATCCGCTTGAGCATTTCCAGATAGCATAGCATTAGCTGCATTGCTTAAATCTGTTTGATAGTCTCTGCCAGCTTCTCTAGTATTAATTGCAGCTATTAGTTTAGAAGATCCTTCTAATCCTACTATACCACCAGCATATCCACGAGCAACTGTTGCTGCATTATTAGCATTAAGTCTACGCAATGTTTCATTAGCTCTTTGTTCATATGCCAATGCTCTACGAGATGACTCAGCTTGTACTTGCATAGCTTGTAAACGATACATAGCATTTTGACTGCTTGCTTGAGACATACTTTGAGCAGCACTGAATAATGTAGATCCAGCAGAAAATAATAAAGATGGAGAAAATAAAGAGGCGGCACTTGCTCCAATAGCTGTTGGCACAAATGCACTACCCGCGCTAAGTGCTAAAGTTGAGCCTATAGCTCCTGTTGATCCTACTACTCCTAATGCTGGTGCGGCTGCTAAAAATGACATAATTATGTTCCTTGATGGACTCCTACTTTATATTCTAAACCTAATAATGTTAATTTCAATGGTGCGTTTTGAGTAATTGTAATCTTTGCTTCATTACTATACCCTAAAATGCCATGTAATACTTTAGTTCCTGTATAATCTGGTACATCAGCATCTAATGTTGATGCTGTGTCAAATGATCTAAATGGTACTTCTATGCCATTAATGACCATATTTTGTGTTTCATAGACTAATGCATTAACTTCAACAATACGCTTTTTAAAGCCTAATCGTGTGCCAGACTGTATCTTTAAGTCAATTGGCATAGTTGTTGCTTGTACAACAATAGGCAATCCTACTTCATAAGATGATGCAGATGCCCTAGGAAATGTTACTGTACCACCTCCAGGAACTGTCTGGTTGGCTTGTACAATGCCATCTAATAATACATTAACTTCTTTGCCTACTACATGAGACATAGACACTGTTGATGCTACACCACCTGTTTTAGCACTATCAGTTAATAATGTAGGGTCAAATCGTTCTACATAGTATTGAGCAGTACCACTAATGGTACGTTTAACTACAACATAAATAGTAGTAATGTCTACGCCAACATCTAAAAACTCACCACCCGCAGTTACAAACTCTGATGGGGCTATAACATTCTGTGATCGCATAATTGAATATGCTGCAATACTTCCATCTGTAGAATTAGTAATTAATAATAGATCATTCTCATCTGTATCCACAGCACGTCTTAATGCCATACGTGTAGGATTCTTTAATAGATGTCCTGATAATAGAGATATTTTGGATGTAAGATAAGTTAATTGTGTATCAGAGTATGCAATTTCACTTAGGATCTTACCTTGACGTTGTATAAATAACACGCCTGATTCTAGTTGTTGCACTCGAATACCTTGTTTACTACCAGCACGACCCGTAGTAGACACAAAGAATGATGTAGGTGTGATTGGCTCTAAACCTTGTTGTGGTACATAGAACTCACCACCCGTTGTAAAGATCATTAAATCACGACCAGAGATAATATCTGTAATCGCATTGAATGTATTAGTATCTAATGTAGCTTCTACTGAATCGTCATCTAAACCTTCTGTGCCTTCAAAGTCAAAGAAGATACCAACTTTAGATCCCCATACTGTAGATGGTCTTGATTTAGATCCGCCAAAGTATAAACGACCTTGGTGGAATGTTACTGTTCTAGGCCATCCTTTTCCAGCTGACCATACATTTTCGTAGCCAGATTCTAATTCCCAATTACCATTAGCAATAGCTGATGTATTAAAGAATGGAAATTCAGTAATAGCATTGACTACTGTACCGCTTGTATATTGGACAATCTTAGCTCTGCCTTGTGGAATAACATTAATATATTGTCCTACAGAGCCAGCAGAGAATACAGATGATGATGCAGTAAGTGTCACTTTACCTGATACAGCTGATGGCGTTAATGTACCAGCTGGATTAGATACGCTTAATGTAAATGCATATTTAGGAATACTGTCAAATGAAATAGCAGATGCAGTCCATGTAGCGTCTGTGCCACCACGTACAATTTTTATTGGCGCTAAATCTTCATGTACAACAATAAGTGTGTCAGCAGATTGTGTCCAGCACATATTAGCTAATCTAGCTGATGATAATGATACGCCTGATGTATCAAGATAACTATTGCCAGATCCATTGATGTTTGTAATTAATGCGCCATTCTTATATACATGCATACGATTATGTGTAAATGCAAGCATATAACTATCTGATGTTGAGAACTCAAAGGCTACTAATCGCACACCATTGGCAGCAGATTCTGTGCCTGAATTTGGCAATGCATTGATATAACGTAAACCACTGCGTCTAGTAATGCCACCTTGTGGTTGGCATAATACATTCTGAGCAGTCTCTAAACCATTCTCATATGATTTAATATCTATACGTGAGCGTAATAGTGGATCTATTTCACCCGCAGTAAAGTTAGTTTGAATGGTTACAAAACGAGCCATTAGTATCTCACATTAATCAATGAGAAGTCTTGTATTGCGTTTACTGGTTGTCCTTGGCCATCAATATTCATAGCTTGTCTCATGTAGCCACCACGACCATTTTCTCCTGGTGTACCTACAGCAACAGTTTGCCAATATCCAGCCTTTTCTGTTTGATCTGTAATAGGCACAGATAAATGCCATGCAAGTATATATTTAAGCAGTTGAACAAAATATGTTGGCATTGATGATTCTGGTACTGAGTATTGATAATCTACCCATACTTCTTCATAATCTGTTAGCACTTTATCTCCCATGATTCTGTATGCATTGCGTACAGGAGATCCTACTTCATTAGCATCATAGACTGCTCTTGGTGAGTTTATGCGATCAGAAGGTAGTTGATATTCGTATTTGTATTCGGTAACTGGTGTAGTGACCAGTCTAGCACATTGAACTTTCTTAAATGAAAAAGACCATGGATATGTTGATAATGCTTGGTCTCTAATATCTGGATATAGTCTATCGCATATAGACGCTTCATCTGTGCCTTCGGTAAAAGACGCAATAGGTTTAGCACCTAACATTAATAGTGAATCAGAACAAACTGATAATGCTGAATCTCCAGCTGCCATACTCTATCTCCAAATGTAAGAATAAGGCGAGTGCAAAACACCCGCCCTACCTAAGTTACTTACTACAATACAGTTTATTAATCTGTATCTGTTGCTGTTACTGTTAAACCATCAGATACGTCTACAACGCCAGATGCATTTGATAATACAAATACAATGCTCATTGTAGGAGTTGCTGAATCGTAAACAAAAATGATGTCGCCCACTTTTAAAAGTGAAGAAGCATCATTAAAGTAAGCAGCTGTGTTTACTGTAGCGATTGCATCAGCACTAGTATATGTCCAAATTTGTGGAGCATTACCAGCTTTTGATTGACCGCCAGCAGAGTTTAAACCAGTTGATGAATAAGCCATGTTTTAATCTCCTTAAATTATGCTGATTCGCGGCATGTGAGTTGAACAATACCCTCAGCATCGATAGCAGTTGCAGTCGCAGAGAATACAGCATTCACAAGGAATGAAGTTTTTTCTGGAATGTAATTGATTTCTGTGCGAGGAGCGATACCTTCTGCGTAACCAACAGCGTCTTTATGGAAAGCAAAAACTTTACGATCTAAAGAACCATCAATTGGTAAACCACCTTCTGAGCGATCACCCAATAAATGGAATGTAAAGCCTAAGAAAGTATTTAATTCACCAGCTACGAGAGCTTTAACTGTATTAAAGTCAGAAGAAGTTACTGCTGTTTCTGAAAGTAATGAAGCCAAGCTGTTACCATGAAGAACAATGTGACGACCTTCTGGTGGTACGTTGTTTTTGTCTAATAGACGTTTAGCTTCACGTAGTTTTGCTACGCTTAGGTTAGTGTCTGAACCACCGATATCGTTAGACACTGTTAATGATGTTGATGAGTTTACAAGCGCATCAATAATCATTTGATCTTGTCTACGACCGATAGCGTTAGATACTAATTGTACTAACTCTTGTCTTTCGTCAAAGTTTACTTTTTGTTGCATAAAGATGTCAGAATATTCTGCTGCATTCCAGTCTGCTAAAGTAGCAGTTACTTGACTCCAGCCAGCATTCAATGGTGATACATCTGTTTGTGGGATTCTTAAAGTAGCAACGCCTCTGCCTACTTTAGGAAATTTTACTACTGAGCCTTCAACACCGCGTCTTTGGCGAACTGCACCAACTAATTTAGCCTTACCTTGGTAAGCCTGTTTAACTTCGGCATCAAAGAGCGTTACAAAAGCATTAGATAATCCAATAGCCATGTTAATTCTCCTAGAATTGATAAAAATAAAGTTTATCGCTTTGGTTAGCCAGACAAAACCTGGGCCAGTGCTTGCTATTTACGATAGCCAAACGACAAGACGACTTGTGTGAAGGGTTGCGAATGCAATTAGCCTTGTATGGTTTTTAGCATATTTTACAAATTTGTGCAAGTATTTTGCGTTTTAGGCAAAAAAAGACCCACCGAAGTGGGTCAAACGCGAACTACGGAGTCTTACTATGAACCAAAATTAGATTCAAACATTCTTTCTACTTTCTTTCTAAAGCCAGGATCTGTTTGATACTTAGGATCTCCGACCATAGCATAGAGTTCTTCTTTGGATACAGCACCTTGAACTGGAACGCTATCTGTAGGTACACGACCTTCATAAGCACCACGAAGTTTCTCTAATGCAGCGATACCTTTTGCAGTACCACCCATGTATTTAAACTCCTCAAAGTCATCTTTACCCCAAATACCCTTATTAACTAAACCACTAGCCCACTTAACCATGCCATTAATACGGGCATCGGCATTAGGACCTAGTGCTTTCTTTTCTTCTGCTAAATTAACAGAGCTAGTTTGCTGTGCTTCAAATCCCATCTCAACAACTTTACCCACTAAAGTATCTAAAGCTGCTTGGCTTACACCATATTCTTTAGCCCAAGATAGTACGTGATTTCGTACGGGATCTTCTGCTGGAATATCTTTAAATGCGGCTACATCATAGTTACCATCTGCTGGCGCCTTATGTTTGCCTTGTGAGATTTGTTTTCTTAAATCGCCCCAAGATTTAGCCATAGCCTGTAAGTCTGGCTCTGCTTCATCTTTTTTCCAGAAATTCTCTGGCCACCAATCGGGTCGTTCTAAAGGACTATCATCATCTTCATCTGATGCTTCAAGATGTGATATTTCTGTTTTTTGTGGATTTGATTCTATTGCTTCTGTTTCAACTGATGCACTGTCGAGTAGGCCAGTTTCTTGAGATACTTCCTCATTATCACTAGGCTCGATGTTGTCGTCTATCATTACATTTTCCTTGCTCTAATTAACTTTGCTTCAATATCTCTCACAATACTATTTTGACCTTCACGATAGTACGCATAACTTGAGTCGCTACCAGGCAAAGCAACTGGTTGCTCTAAAACTGTTTGACGTAACCATGCTAATAACTTTTGTCCGTCATCACTACCAAAAACTCTTAATGCTAATCTATCTAAATCTTCTCTTGCTTGTGCTACATCTCTTACATCTAACGGAAGTGCTTGATCTAAATCTTCCCATCCAGCCATTACATCATCCCCTTAGTTGCAGCTTCTACCATACCAGGTACTGCTTCTGGATTTTGTTGAGCTACTTGTTGTGCAGCTTCAGCCATTTGTTGAGTCATCATCATACGTTCTTCTTGAGTATTACGTATCTTTTGTGGGATACCTAACTTCTCAGCAATGAAGTCCATCATAGCATCTGTTTTCAATGTCATCTGAGCTTGTGGTCCAGCACCTTGAACGATCTGTGCAAACTGCAATACGTTCTGTACATCTTCCATGCTTTGAGCCATAGCTAATGGTGCAACTGCTGACACTTTAATTTCAAGACCATTGACTTTAAGAGGTAGATCAATAAGACCACGCTCATCCATTACTCTTAAAATCTTAGTAACTAATGGTATCATAGTTTCATTAATCAGTCTGCCAAAAGCTGATCCTAGATTTTGTGATAACTCTTTCATTCGCTCTACCACTTCCGTAGCTGAACGTGCTGACATGTTGTCTGGTGGTAAAGACTCATCTAATAAAATACGCTTAATGCTCATGCGTAAATCATTCATAATGATTTGAGATACATTAAAGTCACCAGCTCTTGGCAATGGTTTCAATGATTCACCTTGTGGACCGCCATTTCTTGCAACAGGAATAATAGCACCAGGTATAATCTTCACTGTGTTAGGATTTAATACGCCATCATCTGCTGCGGTATATACACCAGCAATAGCTAATGATGCATTTTTAAGTAATAGTTCTAATGTTTTATTGAGCGTCTTGATGTCTGGCAATGCAGTAATCAATGGACCACGACCATAAATCTCACCAGCTACTTTTGCATAGCGTGATACAATCCATGGGCTTTCTACCATACGTCTATAAACTAACTCTGTTTTAGATTCTTTATGAATAACGTGATAACAGAAATCACCACGCTTTTGATCTAGTATAGTAGCTTCAATAAACTCTAAATCGTCTGTTGGTTTTTGGTCAATTTTCTTTTGTAAGTCATCTGGAATAATTGCATCTGGCCATTGACGCATAATAGACTCGCCTTTAAGACGCATACGTCTATATACATTGTCTACTTGACCATTAGCACCTTCTTCAAATGATACTAAGAATTGTGGTACAGGAATAAAATTAAGTGGATTAATGTCATCACCTGGTTGTACCATCATTACAGCAGTACCTACAGATAGATCAAGTAAGAACTCACCAATAGCAATATCAAAGTTTGATTGCTTGAGTGATGCAAATAGTTTATCTGAGTAAATATCTAATGCTGCTTGTGCTTCTTCTTTGCGATCTTCAGGAATATCTGGTCCTGGTTCAAGCCTACACCATTTACGTTGTGGTGGGAATATGCCAGATTGCATACGATTAGCAAATCGCTGTGTAGAGTTAATGGCTGTAGAATCGAATACACGATTCATTTTCTTTTGACCGCCTACTTTACCTTCGTAGTATCCGTCATAAAGATTACGTTGTGGTAACGCAAACTCATAACATTCTTCGTATAGACTTCTAAAGTCCTCTTTCTTAGTAAGAGCTTTATCGTGTCGTTTTAAAACATCCTCTGCGGATAGTCTCATCATTTCTGCCATATTAATCCCTATGATTTCTTATTTTTATTTGCAAAGTTTCTTGCTGCTTCTTTACTACCAAATCCCCAAGCTTTTAAAGCTAACTTTAATCGAGTAGGCCTACCCTTATCATCTACTAATGGACCATCCATTCCACCAAAACGAGCAGCAAAAGACACGCGCCTAGGGTTTGTACCACTCTTGACTGGAGCTTGTAAGTTACCACCTTCTTTACTTTCAAAGTGTTTTCTGCCAGCTTCATTTAAACCACCCTTAGGATTTTGATATTTTTTTAAAGGCATTATTCGTACCACTCTAACAATAATTCAGCCATGTGGTCAGTGCCATTTACATTGGTTAATCTAAATAAATATGTTGTTAATGGATTTAATACCATTTCTAAAACGTTAGATCCACCACCGCCAGACTTTTTACCAGTTCCACCAGCAATAATTTGCGCATCAATCTCAGTGCCAGTTACTGTTACAGTTGGATTAATTAATATTGCTGATTGACTTGTTGTAGCACTTGTTCTATTTCTTTTAATTGCTGTAAACGACGTGCCACCAGTTACAGTTGCTCCTTCATAAACATAAAGTTCAGCATCACCACTGCAACTTGCATCCACTAATAGATGTGCATAAACGCCACTAGCCCATGCAACTGCTATATTACAGCTTGCTCCAGCTGCTAGTTTTGTTGCTTCTGGGTATATTCTATATGCTTTAAAAGCTTTACCTTCATGTAAACGTAAGTGATTAATGTCTACAATAGGAAATGGTCTATCAGAGCTAGCAATATAACTTGCGCCATCTTTATCTACATAAGCTGGATTAACATGACGTGATTTAGTCGTGTCTGACTCACGCAATATATTAATTGCCATTATTTCTTCTTAGGTTTCATTGCTGTTTTAGCAGCTTTAATAAATGCAGCATCTGTAGGCGCGCCAGGAGATCCAGGTTTACGCATCTTTTCTTTAGATCCAGCTGCAATACGTTCACGTTTTTCGTGAATATTGGCATAAAGTCCAGCTTTCATATTAATATCCTTTTTTAGTTTTGCCAGCTTCACTCATTGCAATAGCTACAGCTTGTTTTTGTGATTTAACAACTGGGCCACCTTTGCCTGAATGCAAACTACCTTCTTTGTATTCACGCATGACTTTACGAACTTTAGCTTGCATCTTATCTTTTTTCATTATGATGCTCCTAAAGTTGTATCTGTTCCTAATGTCTCTGATGTTGTAGCCGACATAAGTCCAGCTGATCTACCACGTCTAGCTTTTTTAAATGATGCAGCCTTTTCAGCTTCTGTACGAGCTGGCGCTACATCAACTGGCTTTGGTGGCTCTGGTGGTGGTGGTGGTGGTGCTGATGGTCTTGATCCTCCGCCCATGATTAACCTACCATTCCTGAAGAACCTAAAGTCTCTACACCAGTTTCTGGGTTAAGACGTTCTTCTGCTAATAATGCTCTTGCTCCTCCACGTTGGCGAGCTATACGTTTTGCTGCTAAATCTTCTGCAAGTTTTACTTTATCTTGCTCTGCTTGCGCTCTTAATCGATTTGTTTCTTCTTGCTGTATTGCAATTTGTCGTTCAGCTGCTGATGTATCTGGCTTTCCTCCGAACAATCCGCCCATTACTTTCTCCTCATTAATGTATAATCATCTTTATCTGCGCTATAACGTAGCATATTGCATTCTGGCACAAAATTTAACGCTTTAGCCCAGGACATAGCACGAGTATCTGAGGTTTTAACAGTTATTTGCACTCTGTGCAAGTGAAATAATATCTCAACGATATCAATAAATGTTAATCCCGCTTTTGTCATAGCTATTGGATATCTCCTAGATTGCTCTGAGAGTAAAGACCAAAATTCTGCAACACCATGCCACATGATAGTAGCCCCAAATATAGCGACTGGCTTGCCATAAATGAATGCAGTAATGGTTGGGCCACATTTTGCTTGATGATTTATCATGTTTTTAAACTCATGTGGCTTAATAGTTTTTTGAGTTTTCATTTCCATGCAGTCTAATTCATCTAAATGATATGACATGTATGGCAAATAATAGCCACCTTTAACATGTGGCATATGTTCAAAGATTGCTGGGTAATCAGTCGAAAACATTAAAGTCAGACTTAGCTATCGTTTGAGCAATAATGGTTGATGCAGATAATGGACTCTTGGTTAATCGTTTATGTTCGCCACCACCAAGAAGTAAGTATCCAAAAGCATCGCCTACGTGAGAGTGTTCGTTCTTGTTAGGTGCATCTTTAAATCGTTCTTGACCAGCGCCGACAGCTACACGCTTGAAATGGTAACCGCCCGCTAATGATTTGCGTATCATTTTGCATTTAGTTGCAATCATAAGACCAGGTTTACCAGCAATAAGTCTTTGCATAGGTGCGGCTGCTGCTTCTCGTCTTACTTTAAAGTCATTCGATGGTGTAGGTTGTGCGCGTAAACCTAATGTTCTAAGATAATCAAATGCAGTAACCTCATAAATCGCATCTCGTTGCATACCCGCTGGATCACCCCACATCATAATCTGTGCTTTAGGGTAGCGAGCATTGAGTTCTGCCAATAACTGCTGACCAAATCTTTCTAGCCCCATGTCAAATGTTACGATCTCATCTAAAATAATCCATCTGCCATTAGGTAATCGTTGTCCTACCACTGCGGCTGGTGTCAAACCAAAGTCAAGACCCACTTGCAATGCATGCTCAGGATCATAATCGACTTCACCACTCATAGAACTATCGTCATACTCTGGCCATACGGGTCTACCTTCTTGAACATAGGTATATTTACCTTCGGCATAACACTTAATCCAGTCTAAGTTCTTACCACCTAACATCTGCATGTAATAACCCGCTGGTAAGTTACTTACGTTTTCAGCTTTAGGATTAATCTTCCACCAACGACCACCAGAAAATATATGATCGTTAGCTTCTGGATTCTCTGGTAAGTTTCCTGGATCTACTTCTGTGACACCACCAGGTTGTTTAAAGAAATCCCAAGCATACTTGCCAGTGAGTTTTGTTTTCTCTGCTAGTTTAAACCACCAGTGGTCATCATCCATTGGATTAGTATCCATCCACACACCATGCCAGGTAGGTCCACCATCACGTTGTGTCGGATATCGACCCACACGATGAGTAAGTCCGTCAATAACTGCTTTAGGAAGTTCACGAGCTTCATTTACCCACGCTCCTGTTAGTTCAAGTGATAGTAGTTTACGTACGTCTTTAGGTTGATCCAATGCTAAAAAAATTACTTCACAATCAATCCCCGCAGCATCACCCCTTGATGGGAGTCTGATGTGATGAGTAATAGGAGGAGTATATAGCATCGGACCAAAAGTGTTTTCTGGGAATAAATCTTGCCATGTTTTAATTGTTGTGGTTTTTAATTCAGGATATGAGTTACGTACAATGACAAATCGTGTATAACGAATACCATCAATAGGTGATGGCTTTTGTCTAACTGCTCGCATCATAATCTCTGCGGCACATGCATAGGATTTACCAGAACCTACAGGTCCCATCAGTCCACGCACGAATGCATCTGACTGTAAGAAGCTCCATGTAGTTGGTGCTGTAGAAAAGTCTAAGTCAATCCCAGGTCCATGAAGGGACTTCTGAGATACTTCCTTTTTGTTAGCCATCTATATCTTTAATTTCTAAAGCTAGCAATTGATTAAGCACATTGATCTGTGCTTGTAATGCATCAATAATCTGCAATGACTCCGTTTGGTAAATGTTATTCAATGCATAAGCATCTCGTAACTTTTGTATACGATCTTCTAAATTATTTGGTGCGCTCATTAAATTCCTCCTCAAGTTTTAAACGATTGCCAACTAACATAATATAACCAGCTATGTCTAACCAGTTATCAGTATGATATGGATCTCCATAAAGAATACGACTAATCTTATGTACCACCATATCTAATGATTCTTGCATATCTGAATCTAATCTATACCAATTTCCGTTTTCACTCCGCATGGCTTCTTTGGTCGTTTGAATGAAAACACATTTAGACAAATAATCCCCATGTGTTGCTTGACGCTCATTCAGTATCTTTGTTATCGGGTCCTGTGGTTTCGCCATTATCTATGATCTCTGGTGCGCGTATGTTAATACCTAATACGCTTGGTTTATCGGATTCTTCTGGATTATCTAATAAGCCAGATGCTTTTGCTAATAGCCTCAATACGCCAACTTTATCCCACAACTCAATGTCCAAAGTCGTATAACTATTGCCTTCCTTATCAACTTTAGTATTCGACTTAATGGACTTAATGGCCTGTAGAGCATGGTCTGGTATATCCTTACTTGGTTTAACTTTAATATTACCTTGCTCATCCCATTCCATAATATCAGTAAGCTTTGTATTCGCCAAACATAAGAGAGAATAACTAACAGCTTCACGATTCTGCTGAAGCGTAGTCGAACGCTCAAGTTTCTTTTGCAAGCTACGGACACCACCATAGCCAGCAAGAGAAGGGATTGGATTTTTCTTTTTGACTTCATCCATTAAAATGGTAAATCGTCAGGAATGTCATCAAAAGTTGGCTTTGCTGCATTAGCTGGAGCAGCCTTTAGTGCTTTTGGTTTGCCTAAAGATACAGTAATATATTCAATACCAGAATGTCCGCTAAGTTTCTTAGATACATTTAGATAAAATAAATTGCCATCATGGTCTGCAAATTCACCAGTGAAGTCTGCATGCCAATCTTCTTTTTTATTCTCGTTAATAAACGCTACACCAGTTCCTGGTTTACGTATTTTTTGTTCTGCCATTATATTCTCCTTTATTTAATTGGCGTGGGTTTTACTTTTTTCGTCATACATTCTTCGCATATCCATCTGCGATTCTTACCATGTGCTGCAATCTTCCATTTACCATTGACACTAAACTTGTATTGGTAGCATGTTGAACAGAATCTATCACCAAGTGGACTAGGTTCTGCATGTACATACTTATCCTTTAGTTCCATATTCGCTAATAGTCACTACTGCTGATCCTCCTGGTTTAGGTGTACTGCGTGCAATTGATAACATATCTATCTGTGAATCGTCATCATACACACCCGCTGACATCAATGCATCTAAAATAGCCTTCAAGCAATTATCGAGATCAAATATACGCCTACTTCTAGGATGAATATAAATATTAACAGAAAGGCGAGCATCGCCAAAAGATCCCACTTTGTCTCTAAAGCAGATGGCTTGGACTGCTGTCTTGAATAATACGCCTTCTTTCGATATGAATCTTCTTTTGCCATTTGCTCTCCAATATGTATTCACTGATGGTGGATATGGAAGCTCTAATATCATTAAATTATTTTATTCAGTCTTGAATTAATATCGCCACCTTTAGAAAGGTATGCTTTAATTGCATCATTAATAATACTAGCCTTTGGTTTTTCTTGTTCTTTAGCTGCTTTATCTAATAGTTCAACACTAGAGGGTGTCAATCTTACTAGGAATGGTTTTAGTTCGGTACTCATTCTATCTCCTTATACTTGGTTAATTGCTTGACTACTTTCTTCTTAATATCTTTTTGGCCTGTTTTTTTCTTAGGTCTTAAAAATTCAGGCAAAATACAATCAATTGCTTTATAGGCTTTTAGATTAGGTGGATCTTCTCGCCAGCCTGGTGACTTTAATTCCACTTGACCTTTATCATTTTTGTATTTAACTTTATATTCATACTTACCGAAAGCTTTAGCCATGGATTGCATCCACTCTTTAGCTTCCATCTTTAAATACTTTCTCTACATTACCAGTAGAAGGATGGAGTTCGTATTCATATTCTTTAATTGTCTCAACAGAAGATGGTTTCTTCTTACCAAATATCTTATCGAAGTTGGCTTCAAAGATTTCTCTATCAGTAAATGGTCGAGGTTGTGATCCTTTGCTCATATGCTCAATATATATCTTATAGATATACAAGTCAATAGTATGTTCGCTTGACTTAAAAATAAATATGGCTTATATTACTCATACGGGGCCATTACCCAGCCTTCCTAAATGTAGTAGCTGACAGATAGGGATAAACGTGTTTAATCGGTGGATTCTCCTTACAAGTTGCTCTCGGATGAGATCAAGTAACAGTATCGGGGATCAGACCACTGGGGATGTGAAGTAGTGCATTACATCCAAACTAGATAAACGAGAAGCTACAATCCATCTGGATTAGTAAGATAATTTAAACAATACTGTTTATTATCGGGTTAGGTCTATTATTCGCACGAACTCTATCACATGATCCTCTATATTACCTATAAGCTACTAGATACGTTAATGTTTGGTTTGTATTTAATCTATATATTTATAAAGGCAGTCAGTAGGTAAGGTCTGCTTTTGCTAAGACATACCATGTTGATAAGATATCTGTTGTCAATCATCTTGAAAAAGTAGGAAAAATTTGTGTGGGATACCCCTCGGTATATGAGAGGGTGGGGAGGGGAAGCATGTGCCTTCTGAATTAGGCAAGGTGTTTCATAGGGAATCAATAAGCCTTGAGTCTCTTGCTATATAAGGGATGTCATTGGAGGCGTTTACTTTTTAAGGATGCTAAACGAACCATTAGCCCTCTTGTATGATGCTCTATGAACCTAGAGCCATGCGGATTCTGACTTCTTTAGGTGTTAGTCCTTGAGATAACAGCCTTTCAGCCAATATGAGGTCAGCTTCTCTTGTTATAGTATTAAACAAGCTAGTTAAGTCATCATCTTCCTGAATTGCTGATTGATTAACCTTCAATGGTTCATTGCTATCCTCTAACTGGTTGATAACTTTGTTAGTCTTTAATATCTCACTGATATCAGCATTAGTGAATTGATGCTCTTTTAAATCATCATCCTTAATCTTTTCATCATAGATAATTCGTCTAGTATTTCCTTTCAACATAGGAAAATAGTTTGACTTAGTTTCAATAATGCCTTGTGCTTCTAACTTGTTTAAGTGTTTGAGGATGTTTTGAGGGCTGCACTTCAAATCTTTTGCAATAGTCTTTAGACTAACAAAAGAATAACCGCCTCTATTGCAATAACTAGCTAATATGGCTAATACTCTTAGATTCTCCCCGCTTACTTTTCTATTTAAAAAGGCCTTCAAAGGAACCACACAGAAGCGCCTTTGATCCTCATTTTTAACTGTCTTTAGCTTTATTTGCTCGGGGATTTTGTATTTAGATTCAATCATTTAAGCATTTTAACAAAATTAATTGCATTAAGCTATTGACAGCTTTAAATTAATCATCTATCGTTCGCATGTAGATATCTATTATCTATTAATCATTAATAAACTTTGAAAGGTAAATTATGAGAACTAAATACTCTAGCAATTCAGAACTAAGTCATATCTGGGCAAATGATCCCGATCCTAGTATCGGTAAAAGCGCCAATTCAATGAGCTGTCAAAATGGCAAGTTATACAGCTATTCAACATGTATTGCTCAAATTATTGGTGATACTGTTATTTATAATACTCATTCCTACAGTGTGACCACATCAAAGCAACAAGGCTACATGCAATCAGCAACAAGCCATTATTCAAAAAAGATTTATTTAGACATCCCGAGACGTGGCCTTGATTCTCTAGTATTCAATCAACGAGACTTTGAGGAGATTGTAATAAAACCAAACGCCAACAAAGCCAACGATTTATTAGTTAAGGCTTCAAGGTCTAAAAAGTACGCTACTTTATACAGCGGGCAAGCATTCAGCATTATTAAGAATTTAGAAAAATATGCTTTATTTACTGGCCTTTTCTACTCATGCCCCGATATTGATGATCTTCAAGAGCTAGCCATTAAAGCTGACAAGGAAGCAAAAGCCCTTGAGAAAATCAGACGCGCTGAAAGAATTAAAGAGCAAGCGGAAGCGCTTATTAATTGGCGCAAGGGTGAAGATGTGCGCAATCGTTTTGAGATTACAGCATTAAGAATTAAAGAAGATCAAATTGAAACCACAAAAGGCGCTCGCATTCCCCTCGATCATGCTGTTAAGTTTTGGGGCTTGATTAAGTCATGGCATGAAAAGGGCGTTTCATATGTCAAAGATCATCATTCTATTCATTTAGGCAATTATTCAGTTAATAGATTTGAAAATGGCATTTTAACTGTTGGCTGTCATTCAATCCCATATTCTGAAATTGAGAATATAGCGCATCAATTACGTTTAAATTAAGGGGCTAATCATGACTAATTTATTAAAGAACTTTTGTTATTTAGCTTTAGGGTTAATAAGTTTTTATTGTTGGCTCATTCTATTACTAGCATTCTAAAGTTATCTTTAAGGGCGTTTAAATAGCGCCCTTATGGGCTAATTTTGGCCAATAAACCATGAAAGGTTAATAACATGATAGCAATTAATAGCGTTGAAGTATTAAAGCAGCATTGCGATGATAGCCCATACAATGAGTTTTTTTTAAGGCTTAATCCGTTTTGTAGGTCTACAAAAACAATTCAATATTATAGCGATGTTGATGTCTGGTACATCATTAATCAAATTGATGATAGTGAGATTGAATACGGAAGCACAAAAGAACTTATTGAAAGCGAACCATTGATTATTAAGGCAATGGCTTGCAATGCATTCTTTAAAAATGATTAATTAAACCATGAAAGGTTATATATGAAATTTATAGCTTATTATCGCGTTTCAACTGATAAGCAAGGCGAGAGCGGGCTAGGTTTGGAAGCTCAAAGAACTATTTGCTACGCCTACGCCCGCAGCATCAACGCTGAAATCATCTCAGAATATACCGACATCGAGAGCGGCTCTCATAATGATAGGCCTGAGCTGCTCAAGGCGTTGGCATTATTGGAAATTGAGAATGGCTCTCGTTTACTTGTTGCTAAGCAATGTAGACTTACTCGATCCGTTGCATTGATGAGTAGCCTATTGGAAAAGAAGGTGCCGCTTACCATAGCGGAAACGCCCGAAGCTAGTATTTTTGAATTACATATTCGAGCTGTATTAAATGAAGAAACAAGGCGACAAATCTCAATCAATACGCGCAATGCGTTAATGGCCGCCAAAGCAAGAGGCGTTAAACTTGGCGCACCTAGAGAGATGATGAGAGTCATAGCTGTCAAAGGCGGTCAAGCACAAGCCAAAGTTAAGATAGCCTACGCATTAAAGATCAAACCTATGTTTGACTTGGCCATGGAAAATTGTGGCCGAGCATCATGTCGCAACATCGCAAAGAAGCTCAATGAACTAGGCGTTAAAACGTACTCAGGAAGCACGTGGACAGCGCCTAACGTATCTTATTATCTAAACAATATCAAAGACAAGGAAAACATAA